GTGGTCATAACTTTAAAAAATTATACGATGACTCAAATGTCAATAAAAGAAACGCAAATGGACAAACTCGTTCAGGACTCTATTCTTTGTTCATTCCTATGGAATGGAACTACGAGGGATACATTGATTCTTATGGCTACCCTGTCTTCGAAACCCCACAGAAACCTGTGTTTGGACCTCATGGAACTCCAATCAAAATCGGGGTTGTTGAATACTGGGACAATGAGGTAGAAGGTCTTAAGGATGACCAGGATGGATTAAATGAATTTTACAGACAGTTTCCACGTACTACAAAACACGCGTTTAGAGATGAGTCTAAAGAGTCTTTATTTAATTTAACTAAAATCTATCAACAAATAGATTACAATGAAGATTTAAAAAACACTACAAACGTAACCAAAGGAAGTTTTCAATGGGAAAACGCTGATAAAAATAGTAAAGTTATATTTGTTCCAAATAATTCTGGAAGATTTTTAATAACTTGGGTACCACCTTATAACTTACAAAATAGAGTTGTAGTTAAAAATGGTATATATTATCCAGGTAACGAACACTGTGGTGCTTTTGGATGTGATCCATATGATATATCAGGTACAGTGGACAAAAGAGGTTCTAATGGATCTTTACACGGTTTAACTAAGTTTAGTATGGAGGATGTACCTCCAAACCATTTTTTCTTAGAATATATCGCTCGTCCACAAACAGCTGAGATATTTTTTGAAGATGTACTTATGGCTTGTGTATTTTATGGCATGCCTATATTGATTGAAAATAACAAACCTAGACTATTGTATCATTTTAAAAGAAGAGGTTATAGGGGGTTTGCAATGAACAGACCAGATAAAAAATATAGTAAATTATCAATAACAGAAAGAGAAATAGGTGGTATACCTAATTCAAGTGAAGATATTAAACAAGCACATGCTTCAGCCATCGAAACTTATATAGAAGATTTTGTTGGATTAAAAGAAACAGGATATGGAGATGTATATTTTCAGAGAACGTTAGAAGATTGGGCAAGGTTTAACATAAATAATAGAACATCACACGATGCTTCTATTAGTTCTGGTTTAGCTTTAATGGCATGTAATAAACACAGATACGCTCCTAGCGCAATGGTTAAAAGAGAACCAGTAAATCTAGGTATTAGAAAATACGACAATAAAGGAACTATATCAAAAATTATAAGTTAAATGAATATATACACGAATAGCAATAGTGCTTTTCCTAGCCAAGTAGTTAGTGATCAAGAAAAAGCTACAGAAGAGTACGGTAGCCAAGTTGCGCAGGCTATTGAAAACGAGTGGTTCGATCAAGGTAGGACTAACGGTAATAGATATTTAACTAATTGGAATAATTTTCACCAATTAAGACTATATGCTCGTGGAGAACAATCTACACAAAAATATAAAGACGAGTTATCTATTAATGGTGATTTGTCTTATCTTAATTTAGATTGGCAACCAGTACCTATATTGTCTAAATTTGTAGATATAGTTGTTAATGGTATATCGCAAAAAAGTTATGATATAAAAGCTTACGCTCAAGACCCAAGTTCAGTAAAGAAAAGAACACAATACGCTAACAAGATATACGAAGACATGTTAGCTAAAGAGTATCTAGACATGGTTCATTCTACTTTAGATATGGATCTTTATCAAAGCCCAACTTCACAACTACCTGGGACTGAAGAAGAACTAGAACTACATATGCAACTTACTTACAAGCAAGCTATTGAAATTGCTGAAGAAGAAACTATATCAGGAGTATTAGCACAGAACAAATACGATTTAACTAGACGTAGACTTAACATGGATTTAACCGTGTTAGGGATAGCTGCAACAAAAACTGATTTTAATGTAGCTGAAGGAATCACTGTTGATTACGTAGATCCAGCTTATATGGTTTATTCATATACTGAAGATCCAAACTTTGAAGATATATATTATGTTGGTGAAGTTAAATCGATAACTATACCAGAGCTTAAAAAAGAATTTCCAAATATAAGTGAAAAAGAATTACTAGACATTCAAAAAATGCCAGGTAATAAACAATATGTAACTGGATGGGGTAATTATGACGAGAACACTGTTCAAGTTATGTATTTTGAATATAAGACTTATTCAAATCAAGTATTTAAAATAAAAAACACTCCTCAAGGATTACAAAAAGCATTAGAAAAAACAGACGAATTTAATCCACCAGAAAATGATGGGTTTGAAAGAGTATCAAGATCTATTGAGGTTTTATATAGTGGCGCTAAAGTATTAGGTAATAATACTTTGTTAAAATGGGAACTTGCTGAAAACATGACAAGACCTTTTGCTGATACTACTAAGGTAGAAATGAATTATGCTATTTGTGCTCCTAGAATGTACAAAGGTAGAATAGAATCTATGGTTAGTAAATGTATTGGTTTTGCTGATATGATTCAACTAACGCATCTTAAGTTACAACAAGTAATGTCTAGATTAGTACCAGATGGTGTATTTTTAGATATGGATGGTTTGGCAGAGGTTGATTTAGGTAACGGAACAAACTACAATCCAGCAGAAGCGCTTAATATGTATTTCCAAACTGGTTCGATAGTAGGTAGATCGCTTAATCAAGACGGTGAAATGAACAGAGGTAGAGTGCCCGTTCAAGAACTAACAAGCTCTAGTGGTCAAGCTAAAATTCAAAGTTTAATACAAACTTATCAATACTATTTGCAAATGATAAGAGATGTAACAGGACTTAACGAAGCCAGAGACGGTAGTTTACCAGATAAAAGTACTTTAGTAGGTTTACAAAAAATGGCCGCTAATGCATCTAACGTTGCTACTAAACATATAGTTCAATCAAGCTTATATCTAACGCTGAAAATAGCTGAGAACATAGCTTTAAAAGTTGCAGATGCTTTATCATTTCCCTTAACCTCTGAATCTTTAGTTAACTCTATATCCACTTATAATGTTTCTACACTAGAACAAGTAAAAAGATTAAATCTTCATGACTTTGGTATATTCTTAGAATTAGAACCAGATGAAGAAGAAAAAGCGCAATTAGAAGCTAATATGCAGATGGCGTTACAGCAAGGTGGTATTGATTTAGAAGATGTTATTGATATACGAAATATACACAACCTTAAGTTAGCTAATCAAATGCTTAAGATAAAACGTAAAGAAAAAGCTAAACAAGAACAGGCTAATCAAAAATCTAATATAGAAGCCCAAGCTGCTGCCCAAGCAGATACTGCTGAAAAAACAGCATTGGCTGAAGTGCAAAAGCAAGAAGCTATAAACAATTCTAAAGTTCAATTTGAACAAGCTAAAGCACAAATGGAATTACAACGTATGCAGTCAGCTGCTCAATTAGAGCAACAAAAAATGCAAGCGCAATTTCAATTTGATATGCAATTAAAACAAATGGAAATTCAAAACACCCAGTCAAAAGAAGGTGATATTGAAGACCGTAAAGACAAACGTAGCAAAATGGAAGCTACACAACAAAGTCAATTAATAAACCAAAGACAAACCGATGGTTTACCTAGGGATTTTGAACAACAAAACGTAGCCCCAACAATGCTATAAATTTTATTAACTATTTAATTATATTATATTATGTCAGAAGAAAAAAAAGCAACTGAACCTGTTAAGCAGGAAGGAGACTTTAAAATAAAGTCTAAAAAACCTAAGCAATTAGGCAACAAAGATCAAGAAATTCAAAAGGTGAATTTAAAAGAACCTTTAGTAGAATTACCACCAGATATAACAAAAGTTGTTGTACCCAGTGAAGAACTAAAAAAAGAAGAAGATGCCATTCAAATCGGAGAAACAGAAAAAGTGGATGTGGGCGAACAAACCGGAGATAGCGTTAAGATGGACGAACAAGTACAAGAGTCCAGCGAAGCTACTAAAGAATTTAACCCATTATCCGAAGTAACTGAAGAAGAAATAAAACAAGTTACTGAAGAAGTTAAAGAAGCTATCAGAGATGAAAAAACTCTTGGCAAACCTTTACCAGAAAACATTGAAAAACTAGTTTCGTTCATGGAAGAAACAGGTGGAACTATAGAGGATTACACAAGGTTAAATGCAGACTATTCTAACATTGATCAAAATTCTTTATTAAAAGAGTATTATAAAAAAGCAAAACCTCATTTAAACGAGGAAGAAATAGAATTTATCATGGAAGATAACTTTTCCTTTGATGAAGACTTGGATGATGAGCGAGACATCCGAAAGAAAAAACTTGCCCAAAAAGAAGAGGTTGCAAAAGCAAAAGGGTTTTTGACTGACTTAAAGGATAAATATTACGAGGAAATCAAGTTGAGACCTGGTGTTACCCAAGAGCAAGCAAAAGCAACAGAGTTTTTCAACCGCTACAACGAGCGACAAACTGTAGCAGAACAACAAAAAGAAAGATTTAAAAAAAGTACTAAAGAATTATTTAGCCAAGATTTCAAAGGTTTTGATATCAATGTTGGTGAAAAGAAATTCAAGTACAACGTTCAAAATCCTGAAAAGATTTCAGAAAATCAATCAAACATCGAATATCTAGCTAAGAAGTTCTTAGACAAAAACGGTGATATAAAAGATACATCTGGTTATCACAAAGCTATATATGCCGCTGACAACGTCGATAAAATCGCTAGTCATTTTTACGAACAAGGAAAAGCTGATGCTGTTAAAGAAGTTATTAGTAGTTCTAAAAACCCAACGTTTGACAAAGCTAGAACACAGAGTTCTGGTGAAGTTTTTATAGGTGGTTTAAAAGTAAAATCGGTTAGTGGAATGGACTCGTCAAAACTTAAAATTAAAAAAACAAAATTTAACTAAAAACTAAAATTATGGCTTTAAGTCCTCAATTTGGTAGTATTATACCGTCGCAAGCACAACAACTGCTAGCAAGTAACTACCTACAATTTAACACTGCTGCAGGTGCGACATTTGCTCAGCAGTACTTACCAGAAATCTACGAACAAGAAGTAGAGCGTTATGGAAACAGAACGTTATCTGGATTTTTAAAAATGGTTGGCGCTGAAATGCCAATGACT